CGCAGTTTGAGTTTGAGCTGGTCCAATACCTATAGATATGAAATCTTCTACTGCCTTTGTGGCTTTAACTTGTGCGTCTATCAGCTTGGCCTGTCCTTCAAGTATGCCATCAGCGGCTTTTTTGCCAGTGACACCTTGCAGTTCTTGCTCTTTCCTAATCTGCTCCAAAGTCATTGTTTGTAACTTTTCAGCTACAATTCTTGCTTTGGTGGTTTCTCCCATGCTCACAAAAGTATCATCGTTGGCACTGAGTTTGGCTAGGCTGGCACGGAAACGATCTCCTGATTCTCCAACTGAACCAAATATGCGTTTTATTGCTTCAAGTTCAGAAATTTGACCTTTTTGCGCCAGTGCTAGATCTCGCATGGCGTTGGGTGCTGATTGTAATAGTTTTGCACCTTCGTCAGTGATAACACCTGATTGCAATGAACGGATCATCTTAGCAATAGCCGGACTAAAGTCGTTAGCAATATCGCTGATCTTTTGTACTCTGTCTGCTTCTAGCTTGCCACGCTCACCTTGCATTTGCAATTCACGAATCACACCAGCGTGTTGCTCTTCCATCATGGCTTCTTCGCGAGCTTTTTCACGTTCAGCTCGCTGAACACCTGTGAGTTTGGTCAGCGCATCTTGTTCTATCAGGTATTTTTTTGCACCTTCGGCCAACTGATCCACAGTCATCTTTTGAGCATAGCCCAGGCGAGTCTGTGTACGCAAATACCCTGCCATGCCCTCTGTAATATCTTTGGGCATGAGGCCCATCTTGAGCATGCTTTCTCTTGCAGGCTCCATGGCCTTGCCCATGTTTTCCAGTGCTTGACGGCCTTTGTAAACTGAACCACCAAAGTTGGCAAGATCTTTGCTGTTGTCTGCAACTATCTGAACATAGTCGCCCAGTTCGTTCATACTAAGGCCAAGTTTTTGTGCGCCGTTTTTGACCCCAGTCATGCCATCGGACGCTGCGGCTCCAGATTTGGCCAGGCCTGAGAATCCTTTGTACATTTTGTCGGCCATTTCGTTGGCAGCCTGCGTGTATTTGATGTACGCTGTGGCTGCCATGGTGATACCAGCAATTAGACCTTTGATAAGAAGGCCGCCAGGCATCAACAACGCCAGGGCTGCGCCAGCGGCCTGGGCGGCTGTGGCCAGGCCGTCCAAACTTTCATTAAATGCAGCCGCACCTTTTTTGCCTTCCAGCATGGCCCGGCCGGCAGACATGCCTGCAGATGCCAAACTGGCCACTGCTTCAGCACCTTTTGCAGTGCCCGCAGTGAAATTTTCAATTCCGTGTTTGGCTTTCATTTCCGCGTCACGGCGGGCGTCCGAAGTTGCCTGTGAAACTCTACCATTGTCTGCTAGCTCTTGGTTGACTCTTCTCAACGTTTCGGCTAGTTCTGCTGCGGCTCTTTCTGCGTCTGTCATTTTGTGTGCCTATAAGTAATTGTATATTTATAGGTGATTTATGCCCCAAACTGTGAACCCGCTGAAACAATTTTTTAGACAACCTGCAATCTATTTGCGATTGCCCTCACTAGGACAATACTGGGATCAAACTGCTATTGGCATGCCCCCCAACAAGGAATTGCCAGTTTATCCCATGACTGCCATTGATGAAATCACATACCGTACACCAGATGCACTGTTCAACGGACAGGCCGTGGTAAATGTGATTCAAAGTTGTATTCCTGCCATACGTGATGCTTGGAGCATGCCAGGCTGTGATTTGAACGCAATTTTGGTAGCCATCAGAATTGCCAGCTATGGACATGAACTTGAAATGACCATCAAGTGTCCTAACTGTGAAACTGAAAGTGATTTTGTACTGGATCTTAGAGGGGTGCTGGACAAGTTATCATGCCCAGACTACAACACTGCAATCCAGCAAGGTGATTTGGAAATTGTATTCACTCCAATCACCTACCAGCATCAGAACGAAACCAACATCAAACAGTTTGATCAGCAGCGAGTGATTCAACAGATACAGATGTCTGACCAGCTGACCGATGACCAAAAAATTGAGCAACTCAACGAAACTCTGCAAAAAATTACCAACCTCACAATTGAAACTCTGAAGTACAGCATTGCCAGTATTCGTACTCCGCAGAGTCTGGTCACAGAGCCTGAGTTTATTCAAGAGTTCTTGGTCAATTGTGATCGTAAATTTTTTACAGAAATACGAGATCACATCATTGATCTACGACAGAAGAGTGAAATTGAATCAGTTGGGGTGACCTGTTCTCACTGTGATCACAAGTGGAACCAAAATCTTACCTTGGACCAAGCTGCTTTTTTCGGGGTCGCCTCCTGACAGCTTCCACGGAGGAGATATCTACCATGGTAGATCGCATGGATCAGGAGGCCAAAGATATTAGGCAGCAAAGTTTAAAAATGTCCTGGTACATGCGTGGCGGTGCCAGCTACGAAGATGTGTTGCAGATGAGCTCTCAAGAACGCGATTTGCTAACCAAACTGATCAAAGAAAATCTTGAAACCACCAAGACCAGTAAACTACCGTTCTTCTAATGGAAATTGAACAAGTACGAGCCGATATAGAATCATGGATTGCGAACTTCTTGGAAGTTCCGCATCCAGCCCTGGGCGGCTTTCCGCCTTGTCCGTTTGCACGTCAAGCTAGAATGAAACGCACATTTGAAGTATATCTAGGAACTGACCCTTATTATGATCTCAAAAATCGAGCACGTTGGGGCATGGGCGACCGAGAAGTTATCATCTATGCTTACGACCCTCAAGAATGGCCTCATGAACTTTTTGCAGCAAGCATTCAGTCTGCCAATACCGAACACTTACTACGAGCTGACATCCTAGCCTTGGAAGATCATCCTGATGATGCAGAAATAGTCAACGGTGTGTGCATGAATCAAGGAACTTACGCTCTAGCACTGGTACAAAGTTTGTCCGACCTTAATGCCAAAGCAAAGCAAATGGCCAGCAAAGGATTTTATCACAACTGGCCTGAAGAGTACTTGCAAGGCCTGTTTCAACACAGACAGGATCCCAGATGACATATCAGTTTGCTAGAATTGATCTTAGCCAGACTGAGTATCAACCCAGCGTGAAATGGGAATACTTGCGCAACCCAGACATTGCCCGGCTAAATCAGATCTACAGAGACTACTGCAAGTACAAACACTTTGCCAGTGTGATGCCAATATTTGACAGTCGTTATACTGACCCCATGACAGATGTTATAGGATACTACGATCAGGATCGACTAGTAGCGTTCAGTTTGATCCGACGCTACGACGACGCCAATGCTCTGTGCGATCAATTCGCATGGAACTATCACAACCCCAAGTTGCGTTTGGGAATCGAAACACTACAAACAGAGTGTGCTATCTATCGAGAACGTGGATTTCAATATCTATATCTTGAGCAAGCACACCTGTACAAACAAAGCATAGCAGGCTTTGAACTATTAGGACCACTGGAGTAACCATGGATTTATACACAATTTGGGCAGACAAAGAAGGCGACATCTCAGACCTTGACTGGGTCAACGGAATGAAAAGTTTTTTTGATCATTTGATTGACGAAGGCAAGATGGAGTCGTACAGAATCACTAGATGCAAGATGGGGTTTCGTTCAATCGCAGACATGCCAGAATGGATGATCATCATGGAGTTCCGCGACATGGGCCAAATGGACTCAGCATTCCGTCGAGTTGCACCACTCGAAGGGGAACTCGAAGTCAAACACAAGAGCTTCAATCAATTCGTCTCAGGCAATATTCAACATGCCCTGTTTAGAGATTGGCCAGATACTAATCTCTAACACTCAAGATGTGCGTTGCACATCTATTAACTTCGCTGTCGCTCGTTAATGTTTTTATTTAAAGAGCGAAGCGATTAAGTATTCATGTAGATTAATCTGGTCAGACGGAACCGTTTGCATGGTTCCGTCTGTGTCTTCATGTGAGTATCACCAGCCAAGACTTTGGAAGTAGGTTATTTTTATACACCGTATGCTATTGGGCTCTGACCTTTCCCTACCTACGTCGACATTGCAATTGCTTGCTACCTTAAACCTCGTTCCTAGTGTTTAAGTTTTCATAGCCGGTGTTCTCGTATGCTAACATTCATACTATATCAATGCGTCGGCCTTATGTTTCTAGCCTCAGACTCACTTCCGATTTTTCAGGATACTGGGATTTACCCAGGGGAGTGCATCAATATGTCACGTGTCCAGGTTTTATTTGCCTGGTTTTTCCACAGCGGTATTACAAACTGGCCCGCCAACCTTAAGTGTTAGAGTTAATATAACCTTTGGGAATCCAGTTCACAAACTTACCGCCACATGTGTTGCAAATCACTTTGCCTGCATGCGGTCCTGTTGGTTTGTTGACAATTTCCCAGTTATGGTCTTTATGGATGCCTAGATGCTGCCTTAGTTTTGTTCTTTGATTGTGCCATGCTTGATCAAATCCAGTTTTTGGGTTGGTCCAATAAGGGTCGTTCAAAAACGCAGTGTCGCTTTTGTTGGTTTTATTGTAGTCAAGTTTTGTCATAGTTTACCAATGATGTGACTTCCGTGTACCCTAACCTGGATATGCCCGTTGTAATAATCTCGTGATTCTAATACTCGTCTTGAAAATTGTTCTCTTGCTTCAATGTAACTACATTCTGATTTGGAGTTGCAATAATAAAGTATTTCTCTGGTGAAGTTTTCGGTGCCTAGTTTGATTACGTCTGCGGTTAATTCTGGGCTTGACCCATAGTACTCTCTCCAATCTGAGTCGATCTTTGATCGTATCTTCTTCCGCTTCTTTGTGCCGTTTTTTTGCTTTACAGTCTTGTATGTTGTTTTAGAAAATTTTGCTAATTTTTTGCCTATGTACTTGCGTCCAGTGAGATTATTTGTGATCAAGTAAACAAATCCCACACACTCTTCGGGCAACATCTCAATTGGGGTATCTTGATATAGCCATGTCATGTGTTGTATGCGATTTATCCTTGCTGTATAGTTATCTCTTTCGTTGCCTGTTTTTAAATTTTTCGTTTTTCTATTAACAAATCGTCAGTACACCCGGTGCAACGAGACTTTTTGCAAGTGGTTGGGCTGGTAAAAATATCCCAGTTTGTGAATATATTTCCCAGCAAATCGTTGTTGCACAGAGCTGAGTACACATTGAAATTTTTATCAACGCTTATCCGCTTGGATCCAGCAGCACAAGCCCATCCCTGCCACTGGTCCAGATTGTTGTTGTGCATCCAGTTTGCACTGATACGAAACTCTTGCCCATTGTCTAGTGTGACCTTGCAATTGTAATATTGATGATCTTCAAACATTGAGATTTAGTTTTCCTAAAAAAATTGGATGTGTCCTAGTCTGAACACTGTAGTCAATTTGGTTGACTGTGTAGCTAATTTCATGCTGATCCAGCAACGCTGTGTAGATCGGAATGCGATCCCGGTTCCAGTACTCATCCATGACAACCACGTGTATGAATTTTGAGCTGTCAATGGTCTGTTTTAACTTTATGATCATATCAAAAAACTTTTTCTCGTCAATGTGCTCGGTGTGTACACTAAATGCAATATTGTCAGTCACTTTGAACATCTTGAAGTAGTAGTTGTAGTTGGCGCTACCGTTGGTGGTAATCATAACTTTGAACAGATGCTGGTCATAATTTTGTCTAAGCCAAGAAAGAAACGGTAAAAAATATTTGTTGGTTGTGAGTTCACCGCCAGTGAATGCTATTTTATACTGTAAATTGAGATGTCGAGTCTTGGAAAAAATACTTTCCCAGGCCTGCTGCATGGTTTCAAGGCTGTGAGGCTTGCTGGTGTTGTCGTGCCACTCTGGACTGCAATACATGCAGTCGTAGTTACAGCGAATACTCAATTGCCAGTTGATTGAAAAGTATTCTTCAGTTGGTACAACTTGTACAATTTGTGGATCGGTCATGCTAGATCAACATCCGTGTTGTAACTGGTAAAGCCGTTCTCTTTGATCACTTTGAGAATGTTCTCCACACGCCCGGCCAGTTCATCTCTGTGCGATACTAACCAAATACTCTTGTGACGCTCACGACTCATCTTCTTCAGCAGGGCCAAGGCATTCTCTACGCCTTGTGTGTCCAAGCCGTTGTCGATCAGTTCGTCAATGAACAACAAGTTGATGGGTGAATACAAACTTTCCCAAACATCACGGAATGCCCAACTCATGCTCAAGATCAGTCTATTGCGTTCACCACGTGATAGATTATCAAAGTCCAGTTCGCGACCCAATTCTTCAATGCTCACAGTCAAGTCGTTTTGGAACTTCACAGTGTGTGGCAAGCCAATGCGATCCAGGTAGTGTGTGAGTCTTGCATTCAAGTAACTCAAGTTCTGATCAATGATCTTCTTGCGAACAAAACTATCTTTACTTGTTAGCAGTTTGAGCAAGAAGTCTTGATGTTCTTGCAATCGAGTGAGTTCATTCAAGGCATCATATGACACAATCTGCAGGGCTTGCCCTTGCATGTCTGAAATTTGTTCTTCATAAGGATCTATGTCTGTGGATCTTGTGATCAATTCTTTGCGCAGTGTTTCCACAGTGTTGCGATGATTCAGTGCCTGTTCTAACGAATCGTAAAACACAGTGGGTGCTGTGCCTAATGCGCCAATGTTAGCAATAGTATCTTCATGCCCTTGGCGCTGTGTATCGTTGGACAACAGTTGTAGTGCTGTTTCTTGCACCAGAGACTGTTTAGCTTGCTTTAGTTCATCTTGTTTGTCATCATGTAAGTCTTGACCGCACGAGTGACACTTGTGAGCATCCAGTGCTTCAATTTCTGTTTTGAGTTTGTCTAGCAGTTTGTTTAGTTTGACATCATCTGAATCAATTTGACGAATGTACCGGTTGGCATCATCTATGGCTTTTTTCTTCACATGAAATGCTTCTAGATCTCTGTGTGCTTGAACTTCAGCGTCAATATCAATGTGTTCAAGATCAGCAATGGCCTGGCCTAGTTTGCCCACATCTTCATCACGCTTGGCTATCCAAAGACGTTGACGTTTGCGCAGGCTTTCGATCTGTTCTTCAATGCGCTTGTTGGCTTCCTGCACAGCACGAATACGGAACTCTTCTGCCTGAATGGCATCTTTGGTTTGTTTGTTGAGTTCTTTGATTGCGTCAGCACGTTCACTCAGCAAGGTAATGCCCAACAACTGCTCAATGATAGTGCGCTGATCATTGGCCTTTAAACTCAAAAACGGTTCAGTGTAGGTGTTCAAGGCCAGCACATGTTTGAACATGTCGTGGCTCATGTTCATCACACGCTCGATAGCATCTTGTGTTTCTCGACTGTCGCCCTGTGCTTCGTCTTCGGCGGCCTTGTGCTCGTTGTTGATGTAAAAACGCAGCACATTGGGCTTGCGTCCACGTTCAATACGATAATCTTGCCCGTTGACAGAGAAGTCCAGGCTGACCAACATGTTCTTGCTATTGGTCTTGTTTACTAGATTGTCTTTGCGAATGTTTGAAAGTGCTTGACCATACAAGGCATAACTTAGAGCGTTGATGATTGTGGTCTTGCCTGTGCCATTGCGCGAGCCGTCACCGCCTAGGTCCAAGTTTTCACCTAGTACTAATGTAAGATCATTTCGGTCAAAGTCAATGCCTTGAGTGGCCGCACCCACGCTCATGAAATTTTTAACAGTTAAGTTTTTAATTTGTATCATTGTTTAGTGCCTGAGCATTGTTGTAAGCAAACTGGATTTGGACGATTAACAAAACTAGCAGGATACCGTTTTTGCCACAAATCGCTGTTGATAATATCTTGTAAGTTATTATTATAGAGGTTTATTTGATCAAAGTCTATGTCCAATATCTTCTTAAAGTGGTGATTGATCAGCAAAGACTGTGTTTGGTGTTGTGCCTGATGCCATCCCATGAGCCAACAACAGGGCCATACAGTTCCGTCGGCATAGATTGATATCCATCCAATTTGTTGACTGCGACATTTGATATTGTAATCTGACTCAGCAACACGCTTGGTAAGACTATTGGACGAGCTTTTGAAGCTAACTTCAGCATTGATGGTTGTCAAGTCTTGATTGTATCGTTGAACTGGCAAATTTGATTCTTGCTCAAATCGATCTTGGTACAGCACAAAAAATCTAGAAAATCCTAGATCGTTGGCTAGTTGTTGTGCCTGTTCAATTTGATGTGCATTGTGTTCAAACAAAATAAACTGCCACTCTGCTCGACCGCCACCTTTGATGAATGCCTTGGCGTTTTCTATTATTTTGTGATAATCAGTCCCAACACGATAGATTGAATGTGTGTCGGCCAAGCCATCAATGCCAAACACAACTTTGTTTTGTGGCTGACTCAGCAACAAGCCAAATTTTTCCCACCAAGCAGTGCTTCTCAAAGAACCATTGGTATTGATAGTAATACTAGCAGAACTGTGTGCTACACACCAATCTATTATTTCAAAAATATCAGGATGCATTAGATTGTCGCCTGTGTTGCCATTGAAATTTATTGATTTTACCGTGCGCCACAAGTCCAAAGATGTATTAGACACTACCCGGTTCCAGTCAAGTATATCGTTGGTACGCATATTTTGCCCCCGCAGACACAACGGGCATTTGGCATTGCAGTTGTTGATACTTTCAATCTCAATGGTTGTTATGTCAGTTAGTTCAAACATACTGTTTTTCAATGATGCACTAATTTTACGCCATTGCCACAATTGGTCAGGCACAAGGGATGAGGGCGAGAAATAATTTCGTTTTCAATGTCAGGTAATACATCTGCGTCAGCGGTTCGATGCACATTTAGATAACAGCAAGAACTTATTTTTCCGCTGGCATTTAGATACACAGATTTTTTTGCTAGATGTCTGCAATCAGACAATTTAAGACTATTGCGTTCGGGATTTAAATGATAGGTATTTGTACGATCGCTTCTGCTCCATGGTCGAAATTCTATTGGTTGTCCAGTTTGCCAGTGGCGGGCACTTATAGTTTCTCGTACACTGGTTACAAATTTAAATTTTTTAAAACCCATCTTTTGACTCAATCGTATACAGTCTTTGATTTGGTGTTCATTGTGTGCCCAAGGAATAAACTGCCATGTAGCATAACCGCCAGCAGATATAAACGCCTGGGCATTGGCAACAGTTTTGTCAAAGTCTGTGCCTTGACGATATATTTCATGCACACCCTTAAGACCATCTAAACAAAACCATACATCGTGATTCAAATCTTTTAATAGAGTTCCTAGGTCACTCCACCATTGAGGGGAACGTATGCCGCCGTGTGTGTGGATTTGAATTTTACTTGCGTACTTTATTGCTAGATCAATGTGCTCTAACACATTATTAGCAGCCATGGTATCTCCGTAGGTACCACTAAATTGTATGGTTTCTAAGTTGGGAAGTTTTTTTAAAACTTCTTCAAATCTTTCTGTGGACAGATCTTCAACCACTAGGTTAGGATTAAGTTGGTACCCACCTTGATTACGACCGCAACCAGGACACCAAGCATTGCACTTGGTTGAGTTTTCTACTTGTAACCATGTGGCATCTGACAGAATCATAAGGTCTGGTAAATTTTTAACAGTAGTTTATTGTCGTAGAATTCTGATTCAATGTTGGTGATCTGATCCGTGACAATTTGATCCACTGATTCAAATTTGACTTCACCGGGAGCCATGTCTGTGTCCACTGCGGAGTTCTTGTTGGGTATCAGGGCCATCTCTCGCAGGCCATATTCTCGGATATAGGTTTCTTTGATGAAGTTGGCTTCCTCGTACGAAATTTCAATGTCTAACTGCACACGCACATGCATGCCAGCGGCAAGTAAAGTAGGTGCGTTGTCAATGATACTGGCCAGACCCAACACACGATAGCGGGGTTGATCGGGCCATGCATGGAACTCTGGCTCCTTGCCCCATTCCAGTATCATCATGCCACGTTCATCATCACCAGCATCGGCATAGTTGTGCGGAAAGCAGTTGCCAATGTAGGTGATGTTCTTCTTGGTCTGACGTTTGTGAAAGTGCCCAGTAAACACATGCTCAAAGTTGTTGAAGTCTTCTCGTCGTACCTCACCGTGGTCCGGCATTTCTACCATGGCATTCATCATGTATCCTGGCAGTTCAAAGTGTCCAAACATGTACTTGCCGGTCAGTTTGGGTATGCGTTTATGATCATCGCCCACAAGCCAAGGTGCAATAACCACATCACCACTACTAAACCAATCGTTGCAAATTTCCACATTAGGGAGGTGCCGAGCCCACTCAACACTTTGTATATCTCGCTTGTCGCGATAGTACAAATCGTGATTGCCAGGAATGAAATAAACACGTTCAAAGTTTGCATTCATGTGCTCCAGAGCTCGCAAGCTGTAGTTCAGCGTGACAATATTTAAGCTGGCACGGTTGTTGTGCCAGTCGCCCAAGAACAAACAGGTTTCACAGCCTTCGGCTCGGGCTTTGGCAGTTGCCCATTTTATAAAATTCATACAGTCCTCATTGTGTTGAGTGCTGTTAGATTTTAATCCAAAGTGAATGTCGGTGAAGACTGCGGCTTTTTTAAATAGATTACTCATCTATCTATTATACTACTCATCAAGACTGCTTACAACCGGTCCGGACATGGCAGCCATTGAATGTTTGCCAGAGTTCTGACGTGTCCATGAAGGGTTGAGTCCGTTCATTTCCAAAATGTCATCTCTGATGTTTTGATTTTTCTTTTCAATGTTGAGAATTCGTGTAAAGCTGTTTGTGATCGCCGCAGTGTAGTAAGCAAATGGATTTTGACTCTTAGACTCATCGAATTGAAGACCAATCTGCGATAGTTGAAGCAGGGCTTGTCCGCGCATTTCTTCGTTGTAGGTGTATCCACGCCAGTTGCTCCTTGTGGCATATCTTTCGCATAATTTCATAAACATCAAGGCCAGTTTCTTGGTCATGTCCCCGTGATCCTTGGAGAACTCTCCTGTGGCCAAATCGCCCTTCCAATGCGAGCGCCCTACTATATACGGCTTCTTTTCGTCATCAATGCGATAGTGCTCAAACGGTGGAAAGTTCACACGCACATGGTTCATGTCCAGCACAGGTACATCCACAATGTCTGCAAGTGGGTCATCTTCTACCACATCATCAAGATCTAAAATTTCCTCTAACTTTCGCTTTTTGGCTTCGGCCTTGGTAATTTTCTTGGGTGCTTTGGGAATGTGATCCCAGCAAGTGATACGGAACACAATTTCGGTGTTGGGTATCTTTTTAGGATCAACAATAGTGCCCTCACGCTTGAGTCGATCCGCTCGGTTACGTCTTGCTTCGGCAATGGTACGCTGATTGATCTTGTCTATTGACGGCAAAATGATATCAAATTGATGATCGTTTACTCTGTCTTGGAACCAGCAGTAGTTGTTTTTACTGAGGTGAATTTCTTTTAAAATATCTCTGTTGTTGAGATAATTGACACGAGGTGCCGCCTTGGGTAATAAAGTCATGTGTGACCGGTCTCCTAATATGTACTTATTGTAGCAGATTTACAACAGTTGTCAACCTCATTGTAAAAATACGCCGTTTTAGAAATGGGTAAATAACACATAGGAACACTAACATGGCAGGATATGATCCCAACAAAGCCGCTGAATACAACCGACTGATACAACAAGGTGTCGCCCCCGAAGCCGCTATTTTGCAGGTTGGGATTACCTTTGAAGAACGCGGCAATTACGAAATTAACTCGGTTGGAAACACAGAAACCAACAAGTCCTATGGCAAAATGAGCGACATTGCCATACCCCAGAACAACACGTCTGGGGTCAATCCTGCCAGCGACCCCAGTCAATTCCCTGCATATGACAATGAAGGCAATCTAGAACCAGGCTTTGCTATCAACGAAGAAACCGGCGGAACGTATTATCGTGGGTTCCCATCACAAGATGTTGGTACTGCACTGCCAATTAGTGATCCTTACTATGGGTTAACTCCTACACAACTGAAAGACCTAGGCGGAGCAGATCCCACAGACCCTTACATTCGTGCTAGGCTTGGAATTCCGCAACTGCCAGGATCAACTCTTGCTGCAACACCAGGCTTTGGTACAATCAAAACAGGTGTGCCTGCAATTGATTCTGCATTAGGTATCATTGGTGGCGGGATTACTTCACTGTTTTCTAACTTTTCTAGCACCATTGGTGGACTATTTGGGCCCAAGCCTACAGCAACCGCGGTAGCCTCAACCACAGGCATGAGTGTTGCTGGTCTAACAACTCCAGCACCAACGCCTCCTACAAAAGATACAGCGGTCAACCCTGCCAGTGACCCCAGTCAGTTCCCTGCCTATGACGACGATGGCAATCTACAACCAGGATTTGCTGTCAATGACGAAACTGGGGGGGCTTACTATCGTGGCTTCCCGTCACAGGACGTGACCAATCAGCCAGTCAATCCAGCCAGCGATCCTAGTCAGTTCCCTGCATATGACGACGATGGCAACCTACAACCTGGCTTTGCTATCAATGACGAAACAGGTGATACCTATTATCAAGGCTTTGAGAGAAACACAGATCGACCATTGAGTGTTACTGCGGATCCCAGCCAGTTCCCTGCCTATGACGACGATGGCAATCTACAACCTGGCTTTGCCGTCAATGACGAAACTGGTGACACGTATTATCAAGGCTTTGAACGCACTTTTAATGAGCCACTTAACCCAGACGAAGATCCGTTTGAACAATCGCGTTACGAAGCTGAACTAGCTTACGAAGCACAGGAGCCTTATGATTTTGCTGCGCTACCTGTTGATGACCCTTATTACGGATTAACTCCAACTCAGTTGCAGGATTTAGGTGGCGCTGATCCAACAGATCCCTACATACGTGCCAGACTTGGAATACCACAACTGCCTGGATCAACTCTTGTTGCAACACCGGGCTTTGGTACAATCAAGACTGGCGTTCCAATAATTGATAATGCGTTGAGCTTCCTTGGCGGATTGTTTGGCGGTCGCACAGCTACCCCGCCCACACCTGCGGCACCTCCAGTTGCGCCAACGTCTGACCCCAGCCAGTTCCCTGCATATGATGACGATGGCAACCTACAACCTGGCTTTGCTATCAACCCCGAGACTGGCCAGCCATATTATCAAGGCTTTGAGCGAAACACCGACCAGCCAGTTAACCCTGCCAGTGATCCCAGCCAATTTCCTGCCTATGACGATGATGGTAACCTACAACCAGGTTTTGCCATCAATGATGAAACAGGTCAACCTTATTACCAAGGCTTTCCGCAACCCACCACCAATGCCGATGTAGATCTTGATGCAGATTCAGGCTATGGATCTGACCTTGCATACACACCGACTGACACAGCGGCCTTATCTGTAGATGCAACCAAAGTAAGAGCCTCTAATCCTGACTTGTCTCCAGCAGCACAGCAAAATCTTGATAATATTAATGGAGCCAATGCTGAGATTGTGCAAGCTCAAGGCAATATTCAGACCAATAACTTGTCTATTCTTCAGAACGAAGAATCCATTGCAGGGGCAAGAGAAAGTCAACGACAGGCCGAAGCATTCATTGAACAAAACAATGCCGAGCTGGCTGATCCAAATATCACTGATGAACGCCGCGCCGAACTATTGGCCAACAACGCCGAAAACGAAGCAGTCATTGCAGAAAATGCAAGAGTAATTGACACAGCAACTCAGAACATCGAAGACGCTCAAGCCAACAATGCAGAGCAACAAGGAAGCATTTTAGAAAATCAGCTCATAGCTGAAGAGAATGCTGCTGCATTCCGTGAAAACGATGGCGGCGAATTATTAACAGTTGAACCTAATTTAGATCCCGAACTACCGCAAGAAGATGAAGAAGTCATTGTTGATACTACTGATCCTGCTGACGTTAATGCAGAAGAAGATCTTGAACTTGCGCTGTTAGAAGACGAAGAAGTCATTGTTGATACTACTGATCCTGCTGACGTTAATGCAGAAGATGATCCTGAACTTGGATTATTGGGGGATGACCTTGAAACTGTTGAAGCTGAACTAGCAGAACCAGTTGATGAAGACGCTGACCCTGCACTTTTAAACGAGGAAGAAGTTGATCCTTTTGCGCCCTTAGAAGAGCCCGAAGATGTTGATGCTGAACAAGATCCAGAACTGCTAGGCGGCCCCGAAGATGAAGAATTTACAGAATTAGCGGAGCCAGTAGATCCCGATGCTGATCCTGAACTGCTGGGTGGTCCTGATGAAGAAGTTGATCCTTTTGCGCCCTTAGAAGAACCACCAGATGTTGATGCTGAACAAGATCCAGAACTGTTGGGCGGTCCAGAGGACGAGGAACCTGATGAACCAGAACTGTTGGGTGGACCTGAAGATGTTGACACCAACACAGACGACGGACTTAAGACCCCAGACGGTCAAGAAGAAGGCGGAACTGCGGCAGAGACTGGCTTGGCTGAACCCACAGACGCAGACGTTGAGCAAGCCAATCAAGAAGCTGCTGTTAGAGACCGAGCTCGGCAACAGGCCACATTCCAGGCACGGTACAAACAAGCAGGTAACGCCAACGCTGACTGGCGAGTACGCCTGAGCCTTGCACCCAATTCACAGTATCTGTACAATCAAATAGATTCACCTGGTATTCTTGCGCCCTTGGCTGCAACGGACGGAGTAATATTCCCTTATACACCCAACATCACTACCACTTACTCGGCCCAGTACGAACAGTACGATCTTGTTCACTCTAACTATCGTGGTTTATTTTACAAAAATTCTCGAGTGGGAGATATTCAGGTTCGTGGCACATTCACTGCTCAAGATACCAAAGAGGCTGATTACTTGTTGGCAGTGATACACTTTTTCCGTTCAGCAACCAAAATGTTCTATGGGCAAGATGTTGAACGAGGGGTACCACCGCCTGTGTGTTTGTTGAATGGTTTTGGACAGTATCAATTCTCAGATCATCCAGTGGTGATATCATCGTTTAATTACAGCTTGCCCAATGATGTTGACTACATAAGAGCAGGCAGTCCCAACAACTACGGACAGAACTTGTTGAATCGGCGTGCTGCGGTGGCCAGCAATCCTGGAGGAACTAGTCTAGCAGGATTGAACAGATTGACCAATGCCTTGCTCAAGAAAGGTGCACCTGGTCAAGGGGTTCCAGACCCCAGCGCAATCCAACAAAATGTCAGCAACACTGCCGGAGCAACATATGTGCCAACCAAGATGGAAATAGATATTACTTTGATACCTTTACAAACACGCACCCAAGTTAGCAAACAGTTCAGCCTCAAAGGCTTTGCTAACGGACAACTACTCAAAGGAGGGTTCTGGTAATGGCCAATTACGATTCAACCAGTCCATATTTTGAAACAGGATACAACCAGTTTTATCTTGATGTTATGGTCAACAGACCTATTCCCAAAGAGGATGACGATCAAACTTTTGTAATCAATACCACTTATCAGTATCGACCAGATATGTTGGCCTTTGACCTGTATGACAATGCCACACTGTGGTGGGTGTTTTATCAGCGCAACCCCAACACCTTGCAAGCACCGCCCTTGGACTTTAAAGAAGGTACATTGATCTACTTGCCAAAAATTACCACGCTGAAATCAGTCTTGGGATTCTAATCTATGGCCACTTTTGCTGAAAATGAAGTTGCACGTTTAATACTTGAAGTTGAGCGGTGGAAAAGAATAGTTGCACAACGAGAAGCAATCTTAGCCAATCCACCACCAGGCACAACCCCAGAACAACTTGCCACACAAAGAACCAATTTAGCTTTATCCCAGGCAACGCTGGCTCAATATGAAGCTGATTTACAAGCGGCACGCCAGGTTGCTGCCACTCAAAGAACACCAGAACCAGAACCTCAACCGCCTGCTACTGCCAGTCAAACAGCAGCAGATGATGCGCCCAAAGGTCCCAACGCTCCAGAACCAGCACAGGTAAGCTCCAACGGTCGTATAGTTGCCCCACCAGACACTACCGCTCCAAGCAACGCAGTAACTCCTGTAACATCTGACACAGGTGGGGACACAGGAACTGATGCTCCTGTGCGCACTACAGAACAAACTCAAGCAACCAACGGTTACGGCGGTACCAATACGGGCAATCAAGGCATCAATATTAGAGCAGAAGACGGCACGCTGTCGAGTCTAAGAAAAAGTCCTGAATCAGGCGAGCTGTATGATGCAGCAGGTATACCTGGCGGCGTTGAACTAAAAACAGAAGCAGGCACCACAACACGCGACGATGCTGCAAACAATTCTACATCTACCAGACAAACACAAGTAAACGCTAGCGAAGCTAGCTTGGTAAAGATCTTGCCTCAACCAAACGTGCTGGATGATTACTACAGTTACTCATATCAGATATCTGTGTATCTGTGCAATGACTCACAGTACAAAAGACTGTTATTTGGCAACAATACCAAACTTGATGGCTATCAGTTGTTGTTTCAAACTGGCGGAGCACCGTTGAATCAAGACGGAGAGAGACCACAGCCGCCTGCTGGTACAACTTTGTACGAAAGCGATGGAACATCAAGCACAGTACCACCAGAAGAACGCAACTACCCCGACGGTGGCCGCAATCCGTTTTTTCAGAACGATTTCTATATAGATTCAGTAACACTAGAAAACAAATTGCCAGCGGGCGGCGCAGGCGCTGCACACTATAGCACTGATCTTAAGTTTACTTTGATAGAACCACAGGGCATGACCTTGTTGGAACGCCTGCGAGATGCTGTGCAAAATCATTCACCACAAAACGAAAACGGCAAGGTCAACTATCTTGCTGCCACCTATGTCATGGTTATTCGATTTTATGGATACGATCAAGATGGCAACATTGTGATGCCCATCAAAGGAGGGCTAACAGTAGGAAATCAGACCAGTGATACCAGAGCTGTGGTAGAAAAACTTGTGCCATTCCAGATTACAAACATAGACTGGACCATAGGTAGTAAAACTACCAGTTATGAATGGAAATGCAAACCGGTGGGACTGAACATTGCTGGATCCACGGCTCGCGGTACTATTCCTTATGATCTTCAATTGAATGCAACCAGCGTAGAAAAACTGCTGGCAGGTCAGGCACAATATGCACCTGAAAAATCAGCACCTGCGGACAAGCCAGGTGCATCAACCACTGCCACAGCACCAACAGGAGCGTTCCGCGGACAACGATCTGACATGCCAAAAACTTCTGCGCCTGCACCACAAACTGCGGTGGCTGCTCCTAATCCTTCGCGAACGGTTGTGCAAGGACTCATGGAAGCCATGAATGATTTCCAACGAAAACTTGTGTTGGACGGGGTCTATGAACAAGCTGACAATTATTCAATTGAATTTGTGGGACCAGGGTCTGAAAAAATATCTGGAGCCACGCTGGTACAGCCCAACGTCAAGATAGACCAATCCAAAACTCCCATGGCAAAAGGCAAAGAAGTTCCTGAAAAAGATCGTGTGGACAACTCCAGCAGAAGTTTCAGCATCACTGCTGGCCAACAGATTTTACAAGTCATTGAATTGGTGCTACGCAACAGCAGTTACATTAGTTCACAGGCCTTGTTTACCATTGACGAAAACGGCAAACAAATTCCCACAAAAAATCTCAACTACAATGAGCCAGTGAAATGGTACATCATCAACATGAGTGCCCAGCCGCGCAGCAACAAACTTGACGGCAAACGAAATGACTATGCCTACGATATCAAGTATACTATCAGTCCTTTTTTGATCAAGAATCTAGCCAGTGTATATTTCCCGGTAAACCAGTTCAGCGGAGTTCACAAAAGTTATCCCTACTGGTTCACTGGTAAAAATACAGCAGTGCTGGAGTACCAAGAAAATCTCAATGCAATTTTTAGAATGACATTGAGTGGCAGTGTAGAAGATGATGCTGCCGCAACAAAATTGCGTGATGCACAAACTGCAAGTTTGAATGAAATCATGATGTATACCTATCAAGCTCGTAGTGTAGAATCTAGTTCAGGTGCTCGAGGCAAAAGTTTTGAACTGGGGGCCAATGCTGCAGAGTTACTGTATGATGCTTATGGATTAAAAAATGCCAAAATTAAAATTATTGGCGACCCTGCCTGGATTGCACAAGGCAGTTTTTTTCGTCCTGTGACTCAGGAAACATTTGGTGGCAAAGCCTTGACGTCTGGTTTCATGCCTGACGGATCAGTGGCGTTTGACAATCAAGAAATCCTGTTTGAAATAGTGTGGCAGAGACCAGAAGATTATGATCTCAGTACTGGTATGGCTGATCCGTACAGTAAAACACAAAAAAAATACAACGCTCGAGTTGCTCTGCAGAGCCGAGTTTACATTGCTACCAAATGTACAAGTGAATTCAGATCAGGTAGATTTGAACAAACGCTTGAAGGCAAAGCGTATACCTTTATAAAACCAGATGGTAGCAATTCGTCTACTCCTTCTGTAGCTGCCTTGGCCACTAACGCAGCTGGCAGCGATGCTGGTAGAGATAACAACACAGCAACAGCAAATAAAACCAATGAAACATTTGCGAGAATAGGACGGGCTGTACCCACTGATGCTGAGGCACAACAAGCAAGAGCTAATTTTGCCAAAACTGATCCCAGACGTCTTGACACAGGTGATGGCGGCAAGCGTGCAATGCTCGGAGCACAAGGAGCTTACAAAGAAGCAAAGTTTGCAACAAACGCTGGGGGTGCCGCTTTTGGAAATCCAAACTTGACCAGACAAGGTATCACAGCTGGAGCAACACTACAGCCAGCTGGCCAGCCAGCACCACCCACAGACGGTGCTGGCAGTTCTGTAAGCCCAACCTCTACAGTAGCAGCACGAGTTGGCAACGGACCTCCTACATTGACTGGCAGACCAGTTACACCAGGCAGTCTTAGAGCACGGCAAATCGAAGAAACACGTCAACGGTTAATAGATCAGGCACGTCGTACAGGCCCAGCACAACAAACGATTGCCACAGATGGAGGTTAATAAATGGCAGAGAACGTAGATCGCAGTCGAGGTCGCCCCAGTAATTACAAACTGGATCGCGGAGGAGTACCTGCAGAATTTGGTCCATTTACTGGAGTGGTCATGAGCACAGTAGATCCCACACGGTCAGGCCGCCTGCGTGTGTATATTGATGCGTTCAGTTCAGGAGCTGACATTGGTTCTATGGAAAACGAAACTACCTGGACCACAGTGAGCTACATGCCGTCATTCTATGGCAACACCCCACTGAGTCAAACTCAAGGAGCCACCGAAGGCCTTGGCGCCTATCCTGGCAATCCTACCAGTTACGGCATGTGGTTTACACCCCCTGATGTGGGAGTAAAAGTAATTTGCATATTTGTCAATGGTGACCGTAGTCAAGGCTTTTATATTGGTGTGGTGCCAGAACAAGGACTGGGACACATGGTGCCTGCCATTGGTTCAGTGGCAGCGTCGCAAGCAGATATACAAAATCAAAATCAAGAAACTTATTTTGCTGACGCTCCTAGATTACCAGTTACAGAAATCAATCTAAACAATGAAGGTCTTTTTAACGACCCAAGATTTTATGATCAAGCCAAGCCAGTACAAGGATACCTTGCCCAGGCCTTGCTACAACAAGGATTGATCACAGACCTAGAACGCGGTACTATTCAAAGTTCAAGTCAACGAGAGACACCCAGCGCAGTATTTGGAATCAGCACACCGGGCATAGCAATATACCAAGGTGGTATGAATCCCAACGACATCAGAACAAAACTAAATTCAGGGGAAATCAAGCCCAGTGATGCCAAAGTAATTGGCCGCGTAGGCGGACACAGTTTGGTCATGGACGACGGCGACTTGGATGGAAACAATGCCATGATGCGCTTGAGAACCAGCTTGGGTCACCAAATCACCATGAGTGACACAGGAAACTTTTTCTACATTGTGCATGCCAATGGGCAAACCTGGTTGGAGTTTGGGGTAGAAGGCACAGTGGATGTGTATGCCACAAACTCAGTAAACGTGCGCACCAAAGGTGACATCAATTTGCATGCTGACCGTGATATCAACATGTTTGCTGGTCGTTACCTAAAGATGAAAAGCAAAGAAGACATGCAGATAGAGGCAGATACGTTTTTGTCTATGCAAGCACAGGAAGATATCACATTGTACAGTCGCAGTACTGTGGGTGTCAAAGCTGACGGAACATTGACATTGAACAGCGCATCTGGTTCTTGGGGCGCAGGGTCTGCGCTGGTGTTGCAGGCAGGAGGTATTGACCTTAACGGACCCGCAGCAGGTCGAGTCAACACCCCGCAACCTTTGACCAAAACACTACTAGACGACACTGAATGGGACACCAGCAAAGGTTGGATTGTCAAGTCACAAGGGCTTGAAAGCACAGTGAATCGAGCACCCACACACGAGCCATATCCTTATCACAACAAGGGCGTGGATGTTGAGATTGCATTTGAAGAAGGCAAGCCAAGCCCACCACCAGGCGCAGTACCAGTTCCAGCTGGTGTAGAAATACAGGCAAAATAACATGGCTGAATTTACATTTAATCTTGATCAACTCAAAGCCACTGCTGCCAAAACACAGACCCGCGTTGAAGCTGGCCTGTTTGCCAAAACCAAAGATGAAGATTTAATCTACACAGGTGATGATTACATAGTATGGGATAGAACCAACGGTGAACGTCTGCGCAGAGGATTGCCCAGTTTAACTCAAATTGGTTATCCACGACCGCCTGAAGATACCACAGGAGCAGCAACGGACACACCAGCTACCGGTACAGTGCCCACAAACCCTGACGGCTCTGCAAAAACATTTGCCATCAAAGGACCGCCAGGACTCACACGTGAGCAGGCATTTGCAATATTCAAAAAACAAGCTGACACTGGTAGTCTAGTTGGATTCAAACCAGGAGAAACATTAAGCGCCGCAACACAAGCTGCGGATGGCCTTGCTGGGGCCCAGGCCCTGGTAGCACAAGCTCAGTCAGGAGTGACTGGCAGTCTCAACGTGGGAAGTTTTGCATCCAGTCTGTCAGCATCTGGAGTAGACTTGGCCACTGGACGCATACCGTCAGTTGAAGCAGCATTTGCAAAGGGCGGCATCAACGGCGGAGCCGGTGCGTTAACCAGTGTGCTAGGCAGCACAGCCGGCGGCCTAGGGGCCGCAGGCGGAGCACTCAATGGATCACTTGCTGGTATTGCCCCTGGGTTGACAGCGGCAGTTGGTCCGGCAGTGACTTCAGTAACAGGTTCCTTGGGTGGCATTGCAGGATCAAGCCAGTTAGGGGCAGCATTGGTGGGCGCCGCAGCGGTACAAGGTTCAGTTGCAGTAACGTCTATACAAACAATCAACAAAACAATCAGCGGATTAGCAGTTACCAGCCCCATCAACACCGCAGACTTTACCAAAATTGCAGGCGGCATCACGCCTTCAGGCGCCTTGGCAGCTCTAGGACCTATGAGTGTGCCTGAAGTCAACGGAGTATTAGCACAGGCTAAAAATCTAGTGAATCAAGGCAGTTCAGTCTTGAGTAATACCAAGGGCCTTGGATCATTTGGACTTGACGCTGGCCAATTGGAAACAGCCGGTTATGTAAAACCTGGCACAAGAGCATTGTTGGCAGCAGGTACAAGCGTGTTTGCTGATGTAATTAAAAGTCCTGCAGTATGGACTGGCAAAGACGGAATCAAAAGCGCCGCAGATCTTTTAAAGAACGTGCCCAAGCAAAGTCAAATTCAACAGGATCTCATGACCAAGGGTGTGGCAGGTCTGGCCGCAGTTGGCGTACCTGTTAAAAATTTATCCAGCCAAGGTCTTGCTGGTATGGCATTGAATGCAGCCAAAGATCTGCCCAGCGCCGAAGCATTTGCAAAAGGTTTACCAATCCCCGGTGATGCAACTGGTTCTGTACAAGCTGCATTCTCAAGTGCAGTTCGTGACGGAGCATTTGCTGTGAACTTGGTACAGACTAAAATTCCTACTGAATTCAAGCAACAAGACATACCAGAACCTGCTGCCAACACAGTAAATCGCGCCACACTAGATGCCGCAAGTACACGAGTTATTGGGGATGACAAAGTTCCACCGCCCAATTACGGACCAACAGAAACCAAATTAGAAAATCAGGCCGATGTCGAAGATTATGCCGACAAAGCAGTGATTTATATAAATCAGTATTTGAATCCTGCTGGACGTGCTTTGTTCCAACTTGATGCCAAATTGTCCGCGTTGGAAAATCAACAAACAATTACCCCAGCAGAATTCTCTGCAGTAGATAACGAATATCAACAGATTCGAGACACGTTTAACAGCAGTGTTCGTGTGGAAGCTAGTGTACAGTACCTTGAAGCATTTAATAAATTAACGAGGGTTCAAAGAGGAAACGTAAATCAATTGCCCACAGGTCCAAAAAATGTTCAAGCAAAACAAGCTCTGCTTATAGAAAATTCAAATAAAACTCGACAAAGAATAACCCAGTTGAAGTTGAAGATTGAAGGTCCAAGTAACAGCGCCTAAAAACGCTATAAATACAACATGGTACAAAGATTCATTGGATTCAATACACAGAACCAGTTTAAAAAATTCACATTAACGGATTTTGAACTGGTCAAACGCGATTTGCTGAATGCGTTTAATATTCGGCAAGGACAACTGCCTGGCCGACCAGGGTATGGCACTGTGTTATGGGATTACCTGTTTGAACCACAACTGGAAGAATTACAAACGGCCATTGAACGAGAAGTTCAGCGAGTGGCCGGCGGCGACCCTAGACTCTACATCAGCGACATCCAGACTTTTCCCCAGAACAACGGTATTTTGATCGAGATAGAACTAACTGTGGTTCCCAGCACTGATGCAGAACGCTTGAGTATTTTCTTTGATTTGCAACAACGCAACGCCACCTATGTATAACTGAGCCGTTTTTATTGCCCATAAATAAAGTACTGAGGCACTAATAACATGGCAACAACCACAAGACAAACCGCAATATTTGGAGTTGAAGACTGGAAACAGATCTATCAAACCTATCGCGAAGCTGACTTCCAGAGTTATGATTTTGAAACTCTGCGCAAGAGCTTTATTGATTATCTGCGTTTGTACTACCCCGAAACATTCAACGACTTTATTGAATCGTCAGAATACATTGCCTTGTTGGATGTCATGGCATTTATGGGCCAAGCATTGGCCTTTCGTTCTGATCTAAACACACGTGAAAACTACATGGACACGGCAGAGCGTCGTGACAGTGTGGTACGCTTGGCCAACTTGGTCAGTTACACCGCCAAACGCAACACAGCCGCACAAGGCTTGCTCAAAGTTTTTTCAATAACCACAACAGAAAACGTAATTGACTATCAAGGCGTTAACTTGAGCAACGTTACTGTGAACTGGGCTGATCCTACCAATCCTGATTGGCAAGAACAGTTTACTACCATTATCAATGCCAGTCTGGTCAACACTCAACGAGTTGGACGCCCAGGTAACCGCCAGACTATTCTGGGTGTGCGAACAGACGAATACGGTATCAATTTGGTACCTGGATTTTTGCCTATTGTACCTTACACAGCCACAGTAGACGGGATAACCATGCCGTTTGAAGCCATGACATCTACATCAGTGGGTGCAGACTTTTTGTATGAGCCATCACCACGAGCTGACCGACCATTCAATGTGTTGTTCCGTAATGACCAACTGGGCTTTCAGTCAGCCAACACTGGCTACTTTTTCATGTTCAAGCAAGGCGTGCTACAGAATCAAGATTTTAACTTGGCCGAAAAAGTCAGCAATCGCACAGTAAACATCAACATTGAAGGGGTCAACAACGAAGATCGTTGGTTGTATCAACTGGATGATGTGGGTAACATCAATCGCGAATGGGAATACACAGAAAACATTTATGCAGCAGCAGCTGAACAAATTGGTACCACTCTGCGACCCATCTACACAGTGACGTCACGCACCAATGATCAGATCACCATGGTGTTTGGTGACGGCGTGTTTTCAGAAATTCCTGTAGGCACGTTCCGTGCTTATGTTCGTGCATCAAACGGTTTGCAATACATTATCAATCCTGAAGAAATGCAAAGTGTGACTATTCCTATCAGTTACATCAGTCGCAACGGCAATCTTGAAACCATCACATTCACTTGCGGTATCACAAGACCTGTGAGCAATAGCCAGGCACGTGAAACCATTGATCAAATCAAACAACGTGCTCCTGCACAATACTACACTCAGAACCGCATGGTCAACGGCGAAGACTACAATCTCTTCCCGTATACACAATACAATTCAATTGTAAAAAGCAAGGCCTTGAATCGTGCATCAATTGGTACCAGCCGTTATCTTGACCTGGTAGACAACACCGGCAAGTATTCTAGTACCAACAGTTTTGGCGCCGATGGTGGATTATGGGAAGAAAACATATTGCCCACTATTTTGTTTTCCTATACCAATCGAAATGAAATAGCAGATGTGATTGCCAATCAAGTACAACCCGGCTTGGCCGAAACTACTATGAAGCAGTTTTACTATGCTAATTTTCCCAGAGTTACTGAAACTAATTTGCCTACATATGGTAGCACTACCTGGGTTCCGGGTGCTACCTGGAACCAGAGTACCACGCTGGCCAATGAAACCACAGGATACTTTAGAAATGCAGTGACATCTGCCACTTGGCCTAACGGTACTCCAATCCCAGTAGGATTTACTACCACAACCAATTTCAAGTATGTGGCGGTGGGCAGTTTGATAAAATTTGTTCCGCCTGCTGGCTACTATTTTGACGCCAACAATAGACTCAAACCCGGCACACCAAGTCGCGCAGACGAAACACTGGAAATTTGGGCCAGCCCATTGAGCATACAAGGCACTGGATACAACAATGGCCTGGGAAATCTCAGTTCAGGCGCAGGCCCTATCACACTGAATAATTTTATACCAACCGGTGCCTTAGTTGATACTATTATTCCACTGTTTGTTTCAGATTTGCCATTGGCATTGGAACAGGCCATGGCTGAACAAATTTTGCTCAATCGTAATTTTGGCATTGGCTACGACAGCAACGGCGACATCACTGGCGTGCCATATTCTTGGTACTTGATTACTAGCACTAACCTAGCTACTGACAGCGCCTGGAGTCAGGCCAACGCAGGATCTACTACTGGAACAAATCAAGATGCATCATGGTTGATTCAGTTCGTGCTTCAAAATCAGAATTACACAATTACCTTTCGCGGCTTGGCCTATTACTTTGGTTCGGTGCTGAGCACACGCTTTTTCTTCTATGATGGCTCGCAAATTTACGATTCACGAACTGGCACCATTATCAAAGACTATATCAATGTGCTGGCCGTGAACACTAGACCCGACTCTACGGATCATTTGCCCGGAGATGTTATCATGACCATCACTGGACAACCTGTTGAATCAGACGGCTATGTAGACGATTTTCAAGTGCTGATTAGTTATCGTGACAGTGACAATGATGGCGTGCCTGACAATCCTGATTTTTTCAACGAAATTGTTGCTCCGTCTGTAGACCCCACACAAAAGTACATATACCTACAAAAAACTCTGGACTTTGACAACCTACAACGTTATCTGTTGGTAGCCCAAGGTCAAGTTGTCAGTGACTATGCCACTCTAGATGACATTGAGTTGGCCAAGACTGAGTGGACTCCAGGACAAATTTTTTATGCTTATACTGAAGAAGCATTTTATCAATTGAGTGTGGGCGCCACAGGACTAAGAACTTTGATTGACGTCAGCAATGAATGGATTGCCAGAACCGGTCGTCAATCTTTGTACTTCCAGTACCGACACAATGCACCGTTGACTACCCGTATCGATCCAGGCACTACTAATATTATTGATCTATATGTGGTTACTTTGGCCTATTATACTGCATATCAAAACTGGATTCAAGATACCACAGGCACTGTGATTGAACCTCAAGTGCCTAGTCTTGATGAATTGAGTACCACTTACCAAGGCCTACAGAACTACAAGATGTTGAGCGATAATATTATTTTGAACAGTGTTGTATTCAAGCCTTTGTTTGGACAAAAGGCCGCACAAGAACTACGTGCCACTATCAAGGTAATCAGAGCCAGCGGCTCAACTGCTAGCACAAGTGAAATTAAAAGTGCTGTGGTTGCCGCGATGAATACATACTTCAGCATTGATAAATGGAACTTTGGCGACACTTTTTACTTCTCAGAACTTGCAGCCTACTTACATAGTGAACTAGGTTCAATCATCAGTTCGGTGGTGTTGGTGCCGTTGAACTCACAAAAATATTTTGGCGACTTGTATGAAATACGGTCTGAACCAAATGAGATATTTGCTAATGGTGCTACTATTAATAACATTGAAGTAATTGAAGCATTGACCAGTACCAACTTGCGTACTGCCCCCGGTAGTGGAGTAATTTAATGGCAACAGTTCGTAGTGTAGATTTTCTTCCTGAAATTTTTCAGACTGATGCTAACAAACAATTTCTAAGAGCCACCTTGGATCAACTGATCCAAGAGCCTAACTTTAGAAAAACACAAGGTTTCATTGGCCGCTCAGTGGGCCCAGGTGTTGACCCCAACGACAAGTATGTGATTGAACCCACAGCAACCAGGGCCAACTATCAATTAGAGCCAGGTGTGGTAAGCCTCATACCCGAAACCAGTCAGATTCGAGATGCAATCACTTATCCAGGACTGAACGACGCCATTGGATTTCAAGGCGGCAATGCCGGCCGCCCAGATCGGCTGTACTCAAGCGAATATTACACATGGGATCCATTTGTAGATTTTGATGCGTTTGTAAATTTCTCACAGTATTTTTGGGTACCCGGCGGGCCTGACACTGTGGATGTGGCTGCAACTGGTGTAGCCACAACAGACAATTTTACAGTGACTCGAGCCAATGGAGTTTATACTTTTTCTGGTGTCAACGGTGAAAACCCTATTATTGAACTGGTACGTGGCGGCAACTACACTTTCCAAGTGGCCCAGAACAGCACAGAAACTGTTAACTACCGAGTAAGAAATTCAGGAACATCAGCCTATGTAATTGATTTCCAAAACAACCCCAGCCTAACATTGGCTCGCGGCAACACCTATGTGTTTAATTTGACACTGGATGGACTGTTCCCGTTTTGGATCAAGACGCAACCAACCACTGGTACTGGAGAAATATACACTCAAGGTGTCAGCCGTAATGGTGCTGCGACTGGCTTGGTAACATTCACAGTACCTCAAGATGCGCCCAACACCTTGTACTATGCCGCACAAAATCAAGCTGGCATGCAAGGCACATTGAATATTGTAGACGGCACACCGGGCACAGGACCAGGTTTTTGGATTCAGACAACTCCAGGAGTGTCAGGTAATGTGACTGCCACGCCTAACATATCCAGTAGAGATGTACTGGGTGTGACCAACAACGGCGAAGATTTAGGTACTGTGGTTTTTAATGTACCAGCCAAAGACGCACAGAGTTTTTACTATAACTTGACCAGCATTGGCACAGTTGATTTGGTAACAGACATGCAGTTTGCACAAATTAACAATCAGCCAGTGAGCCAATTTATCAGTCAATACAATGGCATTGACGGTATCACAAATCTTGATGGACGTACTTTGGTTTTTACCAACCCCATTGAAGATGTTCAAGATGGCGGTTGGTATCGTACCAGTTTCTTTGACCCACTCATAGACGATGCATCCAACGTGGGTGTGGCTGGCAGTTATGATAGTGTGCCTTATGATTATACTATTGATATCTTGCCTAATCAACGCTATCAAAAGTATCAAATCAGCTACGTGAATATTGCAGGTATTGTGTACCTACAAGTAAACAAGATCGCTGATATTGCATCGCTAGAAAAATTTACTATTGGGTATGGACAAACTTATAGCAACACTCAGTGGTACAAAGATGCCACTGGCGAGTTCAAACAGATTCCTTTGTTGTCAGCAGCACAAGATACTCTGTATTACCAAGATGGAACAGATCCAGAAATCTTTGGACGTATCAAGTTAATAGAGCAGACACAAACCAATGTTATCTATGTGGATGAAATCTTAGGACGCAAAACTTATACCAGTCCCAACGGTGTAACGTTTAGTAATGGATTGAGAGTTCGTTTTACCGGTGATGTGTCGCCAGCTAGTTATGGATCTGGTTCAGCTGCGTTTGGATACACAGCAACTGAAGCTGGCACAAACTATATTACCTACAACGATTCTACTGACTTATATGTGGGGCAACAGGTGGTATTCTCCGCACCATCCTTGGGAGGACTCAATGCAGGCCAGACCTATTATGTGAGGTCAATTGCAGCCAACGGCCTCAAATTCACAGTAAGTGCCTCTGACGGTGGTCCTGTTGTGTCGTTGACAAACGGCACAGGAATTGGCACGGCCACAGCAATCAGCAGTAGAGAATACTACGTGAGTGGAGTAGGCACTGCAATTGAACTGTTACCTGCCGTGAATTATGTTGTACCTGAACTGTATGTAGAAGATGCAGATGACAGTACAATATCTACAGAACCAAACCAACCAGATTATTTGACTATTGATCGTGCCAGCAAAGATTTAAATGCATGGACTAGAAGTAATCGTTGGTTCCACATTGATGTTATCAATGCCACGGCTGCATACAATAACACCACTGCGGTGCTGGACAACAACTACCGAGCCAAGCGGCCTATCGTACAGTTTAGACCTGGCATGCGTCTGTGGAACATGGGCACTGAAGGCAAAGCACCGGTTGACATCATTGACTTTGAAGCAACAGATGCGTTTTCCAACATTGAAGGAACTACCAGTTACAGCACCAATGGCTATACCTTTGTAGAAGGCACACGAGTTATTTTTGCAGCAGACGAAGATACTTCTGTACGCAACAGAATCTATATTGTGAGCTTTGTCACACCAGACACCATTCCTCCTCTGATAGCACAACCTATTATTACTCTCACCCAGGCTCCTGACGGGCTGGTACTACTAGACCAATCCACAGTTTGCATCAGCGGTAACACCACCGCTGGAAAAACGTTTTGGTACGACGGAATCGAATGGGCAGAAGCCCAACAAAAAACTTCAGTACAACAAGCCCCGTTGTTTAATATCTACAATCCTGACGGTGTGAGTTTTGGAGATGGCACAGTATATCAGTCTACTACATTTGCAGGATCAAAGTTGTTTAGTTACGCAGCGAGCGACACAACTATTCTGGATCCAGTTTTGCAGTTTCCTCTCAAGTACTTGAACATCAACAACGTTGGTGACATTGTGTTTGACAACAACTTGTATGTTGACACATTCTTGTATGTGGTTGACAACGTAAGTATTACATCGGACATTAGTTCTGGATCTGTTAGAGAATATTCTACTAGAACTGATTATCAGAAGTTGATAGGGTGGCAAAAGGCCGCAGTGGATCAACAGCTTTATCAGCAGTTTAAGTTTTCATACACAGGTGCTACACTCAAACTAGATGTGTCGGCATTGACTCAAACATCTATTGCGGTGCCAGTAATCAAGATATATGTGGGCAGCATTTTTATAGATCCCAGCAAATATACCTATACCACCACTGCTGACAGCACTGTTATAACTTTACTCGATACCTATGCTTTAACAGATATTATAGAAGTGCTGGTGCTGAGCGATCAGACTAGTAAGGTTGCATTTTATCAAGTGCCAGACAACTTGCAAAGCAACCCATTGAACTCAAACTCACAAGAGTTTACATTGGGAACAATCCGTACTCATTATCAAAGCATCTGTGAAAATCTGCAGACTCTCCGAGGTCCTGTAAACGGTGCCAACAACACTCGAGATCTTGGCAACATAATTCCTTACGGTTTGGTTATCTTACAACAAAGTAGTCCACTGACTCTAGCTGGCTACTTCATGCGCAGTACTGATTATAATGTTTTTGCGTCCATGCAATACAACAGTCGCGAATATATCAAATTCAAAGCACAAATGTTGGATTCAGTACTGACACAAAATATTGGATTTGAAACCACCGCACAAGTACTTGACACCGCTATACAAAATGTAACATTAGGCAAATTAGATACCCAACCATTTTATTGGAGTGACATGATACCTGCTGGTATCACCTATGCCAGCACTACCTACACTGTGAGTTTTATCACAACCAATGTGTTTGACACTGTGCAGGTGTATAATTTTACCTCTCAAAATTATCTTGGTCTTTTGGTATATCTCAATGGCGAACAGTTGATTCGAGATGTTGACTACACCGTGGCCACAGACGGCCCACGAATCACTATATTAACTCCTCTGACAATAGGCGATGTGCTGTTGGTCAATGAATACAACGCCACTTATGGCAATTTTGTACCCAACACACCTACTAAACTGGGATTGTACCCTTCTTGGAAGCCAGGGCTGGTTACACAGGTCACCAGTAACGGCAACGCACAATTTATATTAGGGCATGACGGCAGTACCACTCCTGTGTTTGGTGACATCCGTGATGATGTGTTGATAGAGTTTGAAACACGCATCTACAATAACCTCAAGCTGGATGGCAATCCTGTGCCACTTACTATTGACGATGTGCTACCAGGCCAGTTCCGTGACACTGGATACACATTTGAAGAAATCAACACCATTTTCAGCAGTGACTTCTTGGCCTACTGCGGATGGAACAAACTGGACTATAATACTCAAAATTATTTGACCAACAACGAATTTACCTACAACTACAGTAGCAGTAATAACCGTCTTGATAACCAACCGCTGTTGGGTGCCTGGCGCGGAATTTATCGCTATTTCTACGACACAGAACAACCCAGCTTCACACCATGGCAAATGTTGGGATTGACCAAAGAACCTGACTGGTGGCAAGATCGTTATGGCCCAGCTCCGTATACTTCTGACAACTTGGTGCTATGGGACGACCTAGAAGCTGGCCTAGTAGCGGATCCTATTGCACCTTACACTGTGCCAAAATATGCACGACCGGGGTTGACCTCAGTAATTCCTACCGACAGCGAAGGCAAATTGTTAAGCCCTCTCAATTCGGTGGTGGGTGTTACTCCGTTGAACAACAGTCTCAACAGTAAATTTGCCAAGAGCTGGGCGCTAGGCGATGGCGGACCAGTAGAAGCATCTTGGTATAACAGTTCATCATACCCATTCTCTGTCATGCATGTGCTGGCAGTCACCCGTCCTGCTAAGTTTTTTGCTTTGTTTGCTGACCGTGACAGATATCGATACAATCTGGACTATGATCAATATCTACTGGATGATCGTTATCGGTTGGATGCCAACGGAGTTGAAGTCTACGGCAATGGCACAAGCAAGGCCAGTTATATCAACTGGATTGTGGATTACAATCGTCAGACTGGTATCAATTCAACTGGCCTGTTGACCGCAGATCTACAGAACCTGGACGTGCGATTGTGCTATCGTATGGCATCATTCTCTGACAAACAATACATCAAATTGTTTACAGAAAAATCCAGCCCCAATTCAACTAACACTGCTTTGATGATCCCAGATCAGAGCTACGACATTTTGTTGTACAAGAATCAGCCGTTTGATCAAGTAAGATACAGTAGTGTGGCTGTGCAAAAAGTTGCCAACGGCTATGCTGTTTTTGGATTTGGTAATCAACAGCCTTATTTTAACATATTGCAAAGTCAGGCAGTGGGACGACTTGCGACCTATAGTTCGGGTGGCATCACTGTGCGTATTCCCACTTTCTATACCAACACTGTGGTACAAGTTCCATACGGATTTGTATTCAATAACGAAACTGCTGTGTGTGATTTCTTGGCCAGTTACGGTGAACTGCTGAGTACACAGGGTCTGTCATTTACCAACATTGCCAATGGTTATGTGTTGGATTGGCCACGCATGATTAATGAATTCTTGTACTGGAGCCAACAGGGTTGGAGTACAGATGCAATTATAAATCTAAACCCATTGGCTGCTAAACTAGAAATTTCTAGACCTCTAGCCGTGGTTGACAGTATCAATACTGAAACTACAGAAAACTTGTTGTTGAATCAAAATTCACAAGAGATCCCACCACGAGCACTCAACATAGTAAGACTGGGCAATAATTTCAGTATTGAACCGTTGAACCTAGACGCTATCAGTTATATTGACATGAGATTCACCAACTACGAACACATGATTGTGTTGAACAATCAAAGTGTGTTTGGAGACCTAATCTATGATCCCACAACAGGCGCACGACAAAGTAGATTGAGCATGGTAGCCATGACCACAGCTGATTGGAACGGATCAGTTGACGCCCCAGGATTTATACTGAATCAAAACAACGTTGAAGAGTGGACTGGCTTGCGAACCTACAGCAAAGGCGAGATTGTCAAATACAAAAATGTATATTGGTCAGCACTGACCATTGTGCAGCCCACCGACAAGTTTGATTTCAACGTGTGGACTCAAAGTGATTACACTCAGATTGAATTGGGGCTGTTGCCAAACCTAGCCAACAAAGCTGATCAACTGGCCAACAGTTACAACATCAACGCAGCAAACATTGAATCAGACAATGATTTATTGGCGTATGGCTTGATAGGATTCAAGCCGAGACAATACATGGCAGCATTGAATCTTGATGATGTCAGTCAAGTAAACGTGTACAGACAATTCTTGGATACCAAAGGTACATTACTGGCCACAGAGTTATTTAGACAAGCCAACCTTGGTAAAGAATCTGCCGACTATAATATATATGAAAATTGGGCAGTACAACGAGCAGTGTATGGTGCCAACGCCAATCGCAGTTACTTTGAACTGCGACTTGACCGCGCCTTGCTCAGTAGCAATCCCAGCCTGATTCAAGTCATACAGCCACAACAGGTCAGCGAAGCTGACCAAACCATCTTCCTCAGTGACGTGTGGCGACAAAGTTTTGCATTGACATCAACTGACATTTTGCCAGTGACCACAGAATTACCAACAGACCTA